TATCTGAATACGATGATATACTTGATAGTTCAGATTCTCCTTATGGTGCTGACCAGCCTTCTGTGTTTACTGCCTTAGCTGCTTTTTTTTTTGATTTAGGCGGAGGAGGTTCACAGGACTTAGCAAGTGTTTTAAATGTTGGCAATACATCAGGCTCAAACGATATTGCGTTCGATTCTACTTATGGTCTTTATTTTAATAATACTTCCCGACTAAGAGAGGGAACTATAGATGCAGGTCTTGGAGGTACAAAAGGTATTGCTCAAATTTGCGCCGTTGGTTACGAGTTAAAATGGGAAGCTGGCAGGTTATACGTAATGGATGGTAATGGTATTTACATTAGACATTCATTGTATAATTTTACAATACCACCTTCTGTAAATGATGATTCTTCAAAAGGTTATTTAGTTGGTAGTCGCTGGTCATTAGATGATGGTAATGTTTATGTTTGTTCGGATTCTACAACTGGTGCTGCTGTTTGGACATTAGAAACTGTTACAATCCCTATTGATATTCAGGCTGCATGTAGTGATGAAACTACAGCATTAACAACTGGTACTGCTAAAGTTACATTTAGAGTTCCATGTGCTATTACTTTAACATCAGTTAGAGCATCACTTACAACAGCACAAACTTCAGGTTCTATCTTTACAGTAGATATAAATGAAGGTGGAACATCAATTTTAAGTACCAAGCTAACAATAGATAATACAGAAAAAACATCTGTAACTGCTACTACTCCTGCTGTTATATCTGACACAGCATTAGCTGATGATTCAGAAATAACAATTGACATTGACCAGATAGGAGATGGAACTGCAAAAGGATTGAAAATAACTCTAATTGGTGTACGCTCATGATAATAAATCCATACGCTTTCGGTGTTAGCTATGACCCTGATGCTTTAGCTTTCATAACAGCAGCAAACATTACTAACAACACTCAGAAACTTGCAATAAATCAACTTGTTATAGATTTAAAGTTTTATGGTATTTGGACAAAAATGTATGCTATCTATCCTTTTGTGGGAGGAACAGCAAGTACACATAAATGGAATTTAAAAAATCCTCTTGATACTGATGCTGCATACAGACTAACATTTAATGGTGGTTGGACACATAGTGGTACAGGTATACTTGGCAATGGTGTTAATAGCTATGCAGATACAAAGTTAGGGATGAATGTTCTTCCTCAGGACAATGCTCATATATCAATTTATAGCAGAACGAATACTACTGCAAATATTATAGATATGGGAGTCCAATACACAACAATATCTTTTAGTTCTTTTATTAGCTGTAAACTATCAGGCAATTTTAATAGTAGACTAAACACATCAGGTTTTACAGATGGACTTACTGCCAATGCAGATTCAAGTGGTCAATATATCTCCTGGCGATCAAACAATCTAAAAATTACCACAAAGAAAAATCTAAATACAGGAAATGCTTTTAATCAGACATCTACATCAGCTGGTGGATTTACTTTCCCATATTTCATAGGTAATTTAAACTTTAATAATTCTCCTCTAAACGGTTACTATTCAAATCGTGAATATGCTTTTGCTACACTTGGAGAATACCTTGGGGCAGGAAATGAGATAAATTTATGCAATATTATAACTACATTTCAAACAACAATAGGTAGGTAAGTATGATACAGGTAGGACTTTTAAAATTAGATGAATACGAGCAGATTGTCGGACAATTGTTTGATGAAGATAGCTACTTTAACCCAATCCAGGACGCAAACGATGACTGGGTAATAAGTACAGAAGAAATAAATTTTTGCACTAACCCTGAATTTCAATGGGTTAAATATTTACCATTAATAGAGTATCAACCAAAAGCGATTGAGTTATGACACATTCAGAATTATTAAGCATTGAAACGATTCTCAATTGTATGTTTAAATACAAGCAAGTGAATCTATCTAAACTATTAAATTACACAACTGGTATGACCCTTGTCCTTTTGTTTGTCCCATTTTTAGAGAAATGGATATGGAGTCCTTTTTGGACACTAATCATATTCATGATGGTTGTTATCTTAGATTTTATTACTGCGGTTGCTTGCTCATGGAATGAGAAGAAATTCGTGACAAGCAAAGCTATTAAAGTTCCTTTCACTTTGGTAGCATACTTTATTTTATTTGCAATCCTGCATAGCTTAGAGAAGGTTGTAGGTGCTTTTGAGATGCACAATATCTTAAATCCTGAAGCATTTAGATTTTTAGCTATAAGCACATACTTTCTTTGCTTTGCAATTAACTTATTGTCTGCATTGAAGCACATGAGCAAACTTGGATTAGTACCAAAAGCAGTAGAAAAATACATCTCAAGGTTTATAGATGTACATAAGAATAAATTCGACAAAGAAATGACTAAAGAAGATAAGCAAGATGATAATAAGTAAAGAGTTAAAGGTATATGCCATTACAAACATGGTCATATTTTTGGATGTTGACTATGGTCTTATGCAATCTGTCGCAAAAGGTGCTGTTCGTGTATATCCTTTTCAAGCACCTAATCAAGGTTTTAGATTTGTAGACATCCGTTCAAATCAGATAATTGCTCAGATTCAAGATTGGGCAATGGTAAAAGATAGCACAGGAACAGCCTGGGGTATATCCTACATAGATACTTTAGAAAAACTATGTCTGTTCTTACAGGAAGATGGAATCATCGAAGCAGAAAACGTAAGCTATGACAATTCTATCAGCTTACTAACGGCAACAGATGTACAGGATGCTATAGATGAATTATCGCAGTCTTATATTATGTCCAGCACTGAATGGAGTAGAACGCTTGGTGCGCCTGTTGCGCTTAATAATGGAGATACTGCAAATGGTTTTACTTTCTTTTCCGATCTTACTAACAGAGTAGCAGCAGGATGTACTGCCTACAATGAATTTTTTATAAGATTTACAAGAAAGCTTGACTTGTCAGGTGCTTCAGGTACAGCTAATATAAATGTAGGTGGTGTAAACTATTTAATTACTTACAATACCACTCTAATACAGACAGCAACAGATTTTGTAAACTTACACGCTTTATCTATTAAAGCTGCTACTGGTATTGTAGTTGCTGCTGTAGGAGATATTTTAAGATTTGGCGATATTACATCTACTAATATCAATGCTATTACTATTACTAATCTTAGTGGAACTCTAAATGGTCTTTTTATTGCATCTGTAGGAGACCATGTCATAGTACCTTATACTACAGAACCATATAATGGATTAAGAATACATCATAATTTCAGAGTAAATTTCGATATCTCAACAGGTTCAGAACAAACATTAGCACTATCTTTGAGGAGATGGTTAGATGACAGTATTATAGGCAGCGAGATACCTGTAGAACGTTCTACCGATGTAGCAGGACAACAATTTAATTTTATAACTTATACATCAGGAGCATCAGACCCTTTTGTTACAGGTGGTTTTTATTTTTCTTTAAGAAATAATTCAGGACAGAATGTTAGTATAGAGGGTAATGTAGGTATTTTAATACAAAATTATTTTCAGAAAGCTGTTAAATTCTAAAAAAATAACCCCTATAAAGGGGTTTTATTATTAAAACGGCAGCTTTTCTTCATTCATGAAAGGCTCTTCTCTTTTCAGCTGATTAAATTGCTCGGATGTTAGGTTAAACTTCTCCTGAATCTGCTCTAACATTAAATCTCCATGCTTAACTTTTAGTAACATGGCTTTCATCTGATTCTCTGTTGGGTATGGTAACTCTACTGCTGGTGTATATTCCTCCTCTTTCTTCTCAGATTTGTTACTCATCTTCTTAGCATAAGAACCTATGATGTCGGTGTAGTATTTGCCTTCATGTTCCCGGTAAGATACTTTGCCTTCTAAATAGCATAAATCCCCTTTATCTGCCTTGAATTCCTTAAAGATAGTGCATTGATGCCATTGTGTATTCTCTTTCCACTCTCCATTCTTATCCTTATAAGACTCTGATGTTGCCAGGGAAAAACTTGTAAGCTTGTCTCCGCTTTTTGTGTCCTTAATTTCGATTTTGCCAATCCTTCCAATCAGCGTGATTTTGTTAATCATGTTTTTTAATTTTATGTTTATGAATTTTTTTGAACTTGTTTGTCTTTCTGTTGCCTGGCGCAAGGTTGTTAGTCATTATAAATATTCCGCTACCAAGACAAAAAACAAAAATAAATATTGCAAATAGCATATTATAGAACATTTTTTAAGTTAATCTGTACACATCTACCAATCAAACCACTCGAAAATCTTGTTGTGCTACGCTTGGATGCTCCAGGATGTCTTAGTAGTATCGTTGCATAGCTTACTGCCCATGGTGTCCTGCTCAAAACTTGTTTTATAAATGTAGATGTATTCAATATTACTAAGTATTTCTCCTTTTTCTCCTCTATCACTCGTATTCCTAATCTCTGTAATCTCTCATCCGCTGCGCTTTGCTTTATTTTAGATTGTGGGTCATATTTAGAAGCATAATCTACGAGTTCCCCTACGGTTAGTGTGCCAATGTAATCTCCTTCTATCCTTGTCTCATTCTGTAGTATTGTCTGTAAACATCTCTGCTCATCTGTCAGTTCTTCTCTGTCTTCCAATATTCCTTTCATGTCAAGTATTGCAGCAGATTCTTCAAGTGCTTCTTTAGGACTAACAACATCATCATTCCAGGTATGCCACCATCCTCCCAATAGTGCGCCATATTGGTCCCCGATTGCTCTATCTTCTGTAAGTTCTGTTATGGCTTCAGTAAACATATTTATACTTTGCAATAATTGTGGTAACATATTTACCATCCTTGCAATAAATCTTAGACCATAATCTCCTTTTATAATCTCCTTCCTTCTCTTGTTTAATTCTTTAAACTTGTCAGGATTAGGATGCTTTGCCAATTCAAATATTGTGAATCTCCTTTTATCAGAATCATTAACAAGTTGAGGATTGATACTAACAAATAAAAAACAACTGCGGACAAAATAATCCGTTGCCTTTCCATCCTTTCCTCCTTTTGGGATGGCTGGAGATTTCTCAGATGATCCTGCCCGGGCAAGTGCGATAACTTCCTGCATTCTTCTTGCTGCATTCTCATCATTACCTTCAGATTCATCTATCGTTACAGGCATAGCATCAGAATTTAACTTCTGTCTTATCGCTGCCTCTGTCGCAGATGTTCCCTGTGCGTTTATACAAAAATCAGATAGAACAGGATTTATTATCTGTTCTAAGACATAACTCTTACCGTTGCCCCTTGGTCCAGTAATCCAGGCATGAGGTCTCCAAGATAATGCTCCACAAATAGATGCAATAGCTAACCATCCAGCAAGTAATTTACCATCTGCATAGGTTTGCCAATTTAATGAGCAGAGAATCTTAGTAAGCAAAGAACTTTCCATCTTATCCATTGCTGATTCGATTGGAATTTTTATGTTCTTTCTCATCTCGTAGGTATATTCTGTCTCTATTGTACCAAGATTAAATCGGCACTTATTTGTAAGTAACTGCATTCCGCTATGGAAGATAATTCTATCAGATTCTTTCCATGCTCCTCTGCCTCGTATGTTCTGTAAGTCAAAATATCCGACAGCATTGGACATCTTTACAAGAAAATCAGATATTGCTTCACTTTTAGCAAACATAGGATTATCCCAAAATTCAATGGGTGCAAGTGATGTAAGATGCTGTTTAGTAAATTTAGATGTGCTGTATGCCAAAATAGCATTTGACATTCTCGAGTAAAAGTAAAATCTCTGAACTCTGCTTTCAGTATCCCATCCGAGTGGCTTAAAATAACCACCAACAAAACCTCTGTTATCTAAGGTTGGTGTGTTGCCAGGTGCAGGTTCTGCCTTGACTCTTTTCTTTTTTATTTCGGGTTTAGGCTCATCGCCCCAGCTAATTGGTAGTTTTTTCATTGTAATGATTTTTGACTGTACTTATCTCCAAGATAATCCATGAATATTTCTGTTCTTCGAATGCTTTCTGTCCTTGCCTGCTCTCTGCCATATAGTCCTTCAATCTTTCTGATAGACATCTCATCTATTCTTTCAATTTTCGGGGGTTGCAAGGTAGTTTTTTCTGTTGGTACTTCCAAATAAATTACTTCCTGTTCTACATTCTTTATTTCTTCTATCATCTCAGAAATTAGTGCTAACTGTCTTTCTTTCATCTCTCTGTAGTTCTTTCGCTTTACCTCATCTTTAAACCAGGCATCCATCCGCTTGGCTTCATCTATCAAATCTTGTAGTAGTTTTTCTGCATCTGTGATTAGTCTGTCATTCATAGTTATCGTTTTTTAATTTGAGAAATCTTTCTTTCTAAATACCATTTAGCTTTTTCCAGGTCTTGCAACATATCTTCTTTCTTTCCTGCTCTCGATATGTACTTTACTGCATTTCCTAAGTGGAAATCTAACTGCCAATTCTCTATTACTTTGATGGTCTCATACATATTTAATTCTCCACCATAATGCTCAGGATGATTCACTTGTTCTTTCATACTCTTTCTATTTTTGCTATGCCTCCAGCCTGGATGACATTGTTTATAAAATTTTGTTGTTCTTCACTTACCTTACCGTTTTCTGTCTTTACTTCTACCGCTGTAAAGATAGCCATCTTCTTACCTACCATCTCTTCTGTAATCTCCACTTCTGTCCATCCAATTAGATCGGAACTGCCTTTACATAGTCCAAACTTAATAATTCGCTTTACTCCATTGTATTCTTGGTATCCTGTGCCTGTATTATTTCTAAACAATACACCACTTTTCGAATGTGCTGCCATGATTCTTATGTAATGCTTCTGCTCTTTCATAATTCTCTAAACTTTTCTAAGTATTTTAATGTAGCATTCATTTTGTAACCTGCTGGTCCACCATTCCACATTCTTGCCAGGTCTTCGTATGTCGGATATTTACCATGTCTCATCGCATAAGTATGGCAATTTATTCCCATTACTGCCCAAAAAACGTGTTCTGCCTTGACTGAATCTGCCATATCTTTATGATTGTAATTCAACAGGTCTTGCAAGCCACTTCCTTTTACACAAATATCATGAATTCCGTATCTTCCAATGGCTCTACCGCCATCTCCGATAGCATTATCTGTGTTAAGTGATTCTATCTCTCCAATCTTTCTAATAAATTCACTATCACAAGTATCTCTATAAACATAGATAGTTTTATAGATTATCTCTTTCTTATGTTCTTGGCAGCCAATAATACAAAAGGCTGCCAAGATATAAATTAAATTGCTCATTTCAATTGTTTTTTTTCTACTGGAATAAATCCTGTGCCAGTTCCTTCATTGCCATGTATCCGAATAAAGTCAATCTCTACCTTTGCAGATTCAATGATTACACTTGCCAGGCTTGTAATAGATTTTGACTTGAATACTTCTTTCTCCATATCGCAATCAGGGTCCATAAGTTTTTCAATCTGTTCGAAAAGAAGGTTTCTTAAATCCTCAATTTTATTTTTTGTTGGCATTTTTAATTAAATTTTTAATTTTAAAAATAAGTTTTTGTGTCTCCATTATCTCGGATGAGTATTTACCCCATCTGTTAAAATATAATAATTCTCTTCTGTGTACTAAAGCTAAGTTCGAAAGTTCAAAGTTTGTCTTGTTGCCATCGACAAATATCACTACATGATTGTGTTCAATGTCTCCGAAAAGGTTTTTCCAAACTAATCGATGCTTTAACTCCCACTTGTTTGGATTCTCTACCTTTACATATGTGTATCCGTCTGCATCTAATCTTTCTGTACCAACTTCAACAAAATTTGCAGGTGTCATACCTTTCTTAAAGCTTGTGACATTTGGTCCCATGTAGCCTTTTACTCCTTTGTTCCAGGATATATCGCCTTTCTTAAAAAAAGATTTACTGCTACATTCATACATGAAAGATACTGACTTCTTTAATCCTAACTTAAACGCTGCTGCATTAACTGCACTTTCGGATCTTCCAAATAACTTAGCCAGGTCAACATTTTTAGTGTGAGGATATAACTCTTGTAGTTTAGCTTTATCCTCACTTGTCCATTTCCTACAGTTAAAATTCATATTCGTAATCATCAAGTGCTTGATTGAAGAGGAAATAAATGTCATCCTCTGTGTAATTTGTCATCTCCATTATTTCTTCATCTGTCACTTGTTTGTTGCCATGATAGATTTCAGTAATCTCGAAACAAGCTGGCTCATACGGTTCGTATAATGTCTCTGCAATTGATGCATGTTCGATTGCATAAACGGTTAATTTGTGACCGTTAATAATTACGTCTGTTGAAATTGTCTCGTACATAGTAGTTTTTTTAAAATGTTATTTATTAAATGATTCTGCTAATGATTTTTTAATTCTGCTAACTAATTTTTTTCCAATGAAATATTCATATTCATGATCATCTTCTACAAGATTCGCCCAGGTCGTTTTACTTCCAAGACTAATATCTAAGCGTAAGAAATATCCATCTTTGCATAGTAGTAATGCGTCAGAACCTTCATCATAGACCAGTTCAAATCCTTCAATAGTGTTTTTCATGTCTGTTAAAATTTAATAGTTTAAAATCGTTTGCCTTAAGTGTGATCAAAAGTAATAATAAAATTTTATTATCAAAGTATTTTTATAATATTTTTTTCAATAATTTTTTTTTGTCCTTATAAAATTGTCTCCAAATGACCATCAAATGTAGTTTTATGTCATTTTCTTCTAACGAAATAAGGTTTATTCCAAACTGATTATTTACTTTTTCTATTGTTTTATCCTTCGAATAATAAATTACATCATAACAAAATGTATGGTAAACCCACCAGTCCTTGTATCCTCTTGCTTCCTTTTTCTCCCACAATTTATCTAAATGTCCTTTCTTTAATAAATTATCTAAACTTACATTCAGTTTTACTGCTACTCCTTTCTTTTTAAGCACAGATTTAATAACTTTTTCTTTTTCTGCTCCACAATATGGACAGCAATCTTCTTTCTTTTCGAAAACTCTGTAACAGGACTTACATTGTGTGAATGGGTCTTCTTCCTCATCCTCCTTATTTTTTTGTTTTTTCTTTGTCATCTCTAACTTCCAGTCCCTTTCAATCAATGGATGCTTATGGTTTGAATAGTTATTCACATGGTCCAAGATTAAACAACTTGTCTTGCCCGGGCATGGTCTTAATCCTCTGCCTACAATCTGTAAATACAATGCAGTAGATGTAGTTTTTCTAAGCAATCCCACAACAGCGACAGCAGGAATATCTGTCCCTTCAGAGATAAGGTTACAAAATGTAACCACCTGGATACTTCTGTCTGCCAATCCTTTGAATATTCTATCAACTTCCTCATCTTTCATCTCTCCATTAACTGCCTCAGCTGCATATCCTGCATCTCTGAAAGCCTGTGCCATTTTTTTTGAATGCTTTATGTCTATGCAAGAATAGATAGCAGGCTCTCCTGGTGCTAACCTGGAATATTCTGCAATTATATCTCCTATTATTACATTCTGTTCCATTATCTGCACCATCTTATTTAGATTGTATTCTCCAAACTTATCCTTTTTTAGGTTATCAAGTTCTTTTATAGGTTTAAAGATATAGTATTCAGGCATTACAAGATTACCCATCTTTGCAAGTGCAGCTGGAGAAGGACCAAGTACCATTTCTTGATATATGTCTCCCAGTCCTTTGCCATCCATCCTTATGGGAGTGGCAGTTACACCAAGAGTATAAACATCACTATAAAAATTAAGAATGTCTTTCCATGTGCCAGCGTTCGAATGATGTGCTTCATCGACTATAATAAGATCGGGTCTTATGTTAATCTTATCCAATCTGTTCTTTAAGGTCTGCACACTACATATCTGTGCTTTGCATTTATAGTCAGGTTTTATCCCACCTGCAATAATTGAATGTGCCAGGTTGTATTTATTACATCTTTCCGATATCTGCCTTACAAGGTTCTTCTTATGCACCAGGAAGAACACAGTCTTTCCTTTTGCCAATGTCTTTTCAGCTATGTGTATAAATGTCTCAGTCTTACCACCTCCTGTAGGCAGTACATAAAGAACTTTTTTGATTCCTTCCCCAAAACATTTTCTAATCCCATTAACACCATCTTCCTGGTATTGTCTTAATTTAACCCCTTCTACCTCTCTCATCTAAATATTTTTGTAAGTTAGCATCTTCCTGTGTACCAAGAACATCAAAAATTAGCTGTAAGTAAACCAATGTCTTTGGTTCTTTCCTGGACCATTTGTCCAATGTCTGTTTATGTATTCCTGTCCTTTTGCATATCTCAGCAATGGTCAATCCGCAGCGTTCTGCCCTGTCTTTAATCTTTTGGTAAGTCTTCATTGTGTTAAATTTTTAAAAAAAATATTATTCATGGTGCAATAATAATAAAAAAATATTATATTTGTCACATAATTAGTTAAAATTTTAAAATTACTACAATGACAAACAAAGAGTATCATCAAAAAACTGAGTATCTGAGCAAGTCTTTACTTGACCAGGTACACAAATCCCCAGCGCATTATATTGCTGCGCTAAACAAAGAAGCAAAAGAACCTACAGCAGCACAATTGTTTGGTAGTTTAGTACATTCTGTGCTATTCAATCAAGATAATTTCGCTATCTCTCCTGTATGTGACAGAAGAACAAAGGAAGGTAAACTTCTTTACGATGCTTTCTTACAGGATGCACAAGGTAAAGAGTTAATCGTGACTGAAGAACAATATGAGAATGCTCTTAAGATTGTAGCAGCAGTACAACAGCATCCTAAAGCTGCATCATTACTTAGTGAAGGCAAAGCAGAAATGCCAATCTTCGGAGAGATAGATGGCACAAAGGTTAAATGCAAACCCGATTTTCATAATACAAAATTTGATGTGCTTGTAGACCTTAAAACTACACAGGACAGTTCCCCATCTGAATTCGCAAAATCTGTTTTAAACTATCGCTACCATGTTCAAGCTGCTCTTTATCTTGACATCACTAAAGCAAAAAGATTCTTCTTTATTGCAGTAGAAAAGGAAGCACCATTTAATGTAGAGGTATATGAACTTGACCAGGAAGCAATCGACAAGGGCAGAGATGAATACCTGGCAGATATAAATACTTACAAGAAATGCCTTGAAACAAATAACTGGCATGGATATAATGAGACACAAGAAATACATATTCTTTCACTCCCTAAATGGGCAAAATAATTCAAAACTACTATGACAAACATCACAAAACTTCCAAGCTTTCAAGAACTGGTAACAGAGACAGAACAATCTCTTAAAGACAATGCTTTAATGGTCCTTCTTAACCAAGAGCCACCAAAGAACTGGCTGTTAGATCATCCAATGATTAAAGGTTACCGCTACTTACCTATCGAAAAAGTAGAATATTTACTCACAAGAATCTTCACAAAGTGGTGGGTTGAGGTAAAAAATGTGCAAATTTTGGCCAATTCTGTTGTTGTAACAGTACGTTTATACGTTACAAATCCACTAAATGGAGAAATTATGTTCCAAGATGGTATCGGAGCAGCACCAATCCAAACAGACAAGGGTTCGGGCGCAACTGATTGGAACTCAGTCAAAACGGATGGAGTTCAGAAGGCTGCCCCATCTGCCGAAAGTTACGCAATAAAAGACGCTGCGGAGAAATTTGGTAAGATTTTCGGACGAGATGTGAGTAGAAAAACTACGATGGATTACACTCCGTTACTTAAAAAATCAGACTTTAACGAGCAAATATAACCTCCTAACTATCTGAAATTGAGTGCCTAATATAACGGCACTCTTTTTTTTTGTCTTGTAACAGCCTTTTTAAATCGTTACAAAATTGTTACACATAACTTATTGAAATTCAATTCATGTTACAATGTAACGGTTGTAACGGAAAATAATATATATATATAGAGTAATTATATACCTATATGTATGTATTAAAATCGTGTTACATTTGTTACATTGTTACAATATAGTATTTATCGATATCTTGATGTAACAAAAATGTAACCGATGTAACAATAGAAAAAATCAAAAAAAAAACATAAATTTGCACTATGTCTGTCATAAAGTAGTTTAAGCAAGGGGACAGGTTGTAGTTTATCCTGTCCCTTTTTTAAAAATCTTCGATTTAAGACACTTTTTTTTTATTTTTATAGTAGAGTACCACTTTAAAAAGATAATCGCTTAAAAGTGGCAAAGAATGTTAAACAAACATATTTTAACTTATGCCTTTCGAACCTGGTAATACTTTAGGCAAGGGAAGACCAAAGGGAGCAATAAATAAAACCACTTCCGAAACAAAAGAATTCCTTGCTCGAATCTCCAACAAACTCGGAAAAAGAGTAGAGGAGGACTTAGACTTAATGGACCCTAAAGACAGGGTTAAAATTTGGCTTGAACTACAGGAATACTTAATACCAAAATTAAGCCGAACCGAACTAACTGGAGAAGATGGCGGAATGATAGAGATACAACAAACCTTAAAACTCGAAAACCTTGGCATTGCTCAACTCAGAGAACTTGAAAGAATTGCTGAACTTGCAGCGGATTCGTCAGCTGATAGCAGCCAAGGAGTTTAAGCGTTTCGTTAAACAGACAAAGCCTGACTATCAGTTTTCATGGCATCACAATCTTTTAATTGACCATTTGCAGCAGTTTGCAGAAGGTAAGATTCGAAAGCTTATGGTGTTCATGCCTCCACAACATGGTAAGTCTGAACTAACATCCAGGCGATTACCTGCCTATTTGCTTGGCATCAATCCAAAACTAAAGATTGTCGGATGTTCCTATTCTGCCGATCTAAGCAGAAGTTTTAACCGAGATGTGCAAAGGATAATGGATGATGATGTCTACATAGATATCTTCCCAAATACCAGGTTAAACTCTTCGAACATCAGGACAAGTGCTAAAGGTAGTTACCTGAGGAATGCAGACATTTTCGAGATTGTAGAGAATGTAGGTTTTTATAAATCTGTTGGTGTTGGTGGTTCACTTACTGGTACACCTGTTGACATTGGCATCATAGATGACCCTGTTAAGGATGTTGTAGAGGCTAATTCATTAACCTACAGAGCAAGGGTTTGGGATTGGTATAATGGTGTTTTTTCTACTCGTTTGCACAATAACTCTCAGGTGCTTATCACTCAGACTCGATGGCATGAAGATGACCTTAGTGGTAGAATACTAAAGCAAAAGGATGCACATGAATGGACAGTCTTAACCTTACCTGGTATCCTGATGACAGCAGAAAAGAATCAGGATGACCCGAGAAAGATTGGAGAAGCACTATGGGAAGACAGGCATAGCTTATCTAAGCTTATTAAATTTCAAGAGAATTCTCCAAGACTATTTCAAGCGATGTACCAGCAAGACCCGAAGCCTTTTGAAGGTGGATTGGTTTATCCTCGTTGGAATGCTATCGAAGAGACAGAATACAGAGCCATAAACATTGAGCCATTATACGGATTAGACTTTGGTTACAGTACCAGTCCTGCTGCATTCGTAGAGATAAAACTGGATATGCTTAACAGAAAGATTTACGTTAAGCAACTAATCTATAAAAGGGCAATGGGTATCGATGAACTTGGCGATCAAATTAACAGGACCATTCAGACAGGCAGAAGCAAGATAATTGCAGATTCAGCAGACCCGATTCTGATAGACCATTTAAGAGGCAAGCATAGGTTAAACGTACACAAAGCAGACAAGGGGAAGGATAGTATTTCCTATGGTATTTCTGTTATCAATGAATTTGAACTGGTGGTTACAAGCGAAAGCAAAGATGTTGCCATGGAACTTTCTAACTACAGATACAAAGAGGATGCAGATGGCAATCCATTGGATGAGCCTATCAAAGAATATGACCATAGCTTGGATGCTATGCGCTATGCAGTTACATCAGTTATCTCAAAGAAAAACAATAAATTTTTACTACTATGATAAATGCAAAAGACTTTAAAATTCACTTAGACATGATGATAAGTGAGATTGAATCAAACACAGAAAGATTCAGTTTACAGACAAGGCAGCTAATGAATAACCTTATTGCATCCAGGCGGATATGTGAAAGGATATTATCTGACCAGTCTATCCTGGAGAAGCAAGGGAAGGAATACTTTGAACACAATATGCCTAAAGAGAAGAAACCAATTAAGATATCAAAACCCAAAAACAAATGATTGATTTAAAAATTGAAGGGATTAAATACAATCTACCTGGATTGAAACAGATACAACTTGGTAAGTTTGTAGAATACCTTGATTTCATCACAGAGCATGAACCCCAAGAAGGAGAAGAGGACCCATTATCATGGCTAAATTTCTACACTAACCACATTGCCTTTTGGACTAATGCAGATATCAAGCTTATAAGGAAGTGTAAGGTAGAAGATATCGCTGGTGTCTATGCTGTACACAACAAATATTTAGCACCAGTAGAAGATTCTACATATAATTGCTTTAAATGTGTGGATGAAATATACTATCTTCCGAAAAAGTTTATGTCTGACAGCACAATAGAAGACTTTGCAGAAGCGAGTGAGTATGAAAAGCAATTGGCAGAAGTATTAAATGGGCAGTATGAAGCATTACCGAAAGTGGCTTCTGTTCTATGCAGGAAGGAAGGCGAAAGTTTTGACGATTACAATATAGAAGAGAGAGCAAAGTTATTTGAAGAGCATCTTACCGCTTATGATTTATTTCAGATAGGTTTTTTTTTGCAGAGACAAAGCGAAAAATTGCAGACCAATTCGGAAATCTATATGAAGAGTCAGATGCTCGCAGCCTTAAAGCAGGAGTCAAGGACCTAATAGAACCCTTCGGTTGGTTTGCTACGTTTGTTACTTTAGCTGGAGGGGATATTCTAAAGATTAAGGAAGCAGCAAAGCTACCATTATACACAGCATTTGCCTTTTTGAGTCTTAAGACTGCGCACAATGAATTTGAAAAAAATATGATGAAGCAATGACAATAACACAGTTATCCAATATTTTTAATCTGATTGTACAGAACGATAGTGATTACAAGTTTTTTCACTATGGATTTCCATCGGATGTAAACATAAATATCCAAAACAACTTTGACCCATTAGGCGATACAGGTAGACTATTCCCTTATCTGTTGTTGATACCTCCTGTTCTACAGAGCAGAGCAATGGAGAGTAATACTGAGGCTATATTTGATACTTATCAGGTAGAGTTTTTAATTACAGATACCTATGCGTACAATCAGGGAATTCTGACATACAAGAATGAGACTACAATTGAGATAGAGCAGAACTTACAGATATTGGCTAAAAAGATTATTCAGTATTTGTTAGACTATTCTGCGGTGTCGAATCCTCCATTTAACGTTGGAGATTATCGAATCGAGTTTGACCCATACAGATTTACAGCGGATACAAGGAGCATAAGAGTGCAGTTAGATTTGGTATTCCCTGCAATCTGTGATGACAGCACATTGGATATTTCATTCCTTCCAATAGACCTGGAAGATATCAGCACAACAGATGAGGAGAAACAATGATAGGAGATGACTTGTTACAAGATTTAGCGGACCTTCTGATAGAGGAGATGAGGCAACAGCTTAAGATAGCAGACCATATTATGACTGGTAGTCTATCTGAGAGCATTGAAGAACGTATTTTGACAACTATAGATGGAAGGAAGATTGAGATATGGATTAACGATTATGGGATAGCTTTAGACCAAGGAGTTCCAGCGGATAGGATTCCATTCACAGAGCCATCAGGAAGAGGAGGGCGGAGCAAGTATATCGAAGGGTTACAGAGATTTGCACAGCTAAAGTTAGGAGTGACAGACCAAAGAAAAAGTTTAGGGATAGCTTTTGCGATTGCGAGAAAACATAAGTATGGTAGTCCTGGCGGAATGCCTGTCAAAGGACCAACACAATTTATTCAAAAGACATTAACAGCAACTGAAGAAGAAATAATTAAATTTGCGGAGGAATGGTCTAAGGCTATATTCGAAGCACAGATTGAAAGTATAATTCAAAACATAAGAGCATGACCGAAAAGAAATTTACAATCACTTTATTAAGCCAGGCAGATTCAGAAACTTTGCAAAACGACTACCAAGATGCTATAGATGCACAAGGTGGGAATCAAAAAGCTAAGTCTTTAGCTGTATCTGCTTATGTTACTTTTATAATACCTGCCAGCCTTAATGCTGATTATAATGCTGCTGACCAGGATAAAAAAGAAAAGATGGCAGCTATTTGTCAGCTTACTTTTGCAAGTGGTCAAGACTTTGATACTTATTATGTACAACTATATAACGAAATTTACGCATAATGGCAGTAATAAGCAATCCTACATATAACCCTACAAGTGCATACAGACCATTGGTATGGCAAGTGATGTACACATCAATCGCAGCACAGCCACTAACCAATTGTGTTTTTTCTATTTTTACAGCTGGAGGAACTGTACTTATTGCAAAGGGAAGAGTAGCACCTTATCAGGTTGTATCAAGTTTGACTCCTCCATTCCTTGAATACTACTTTAACGTAGATGTTCAGCAGTACGTTCAAAGATATCTGACAAAGCGAAGCAGACGATCTACGTTCGGAGATTTGAATGCAGAGACAAGGGTAACGAATACAGATTCTTATTTGGAAATTACTGTAGAGTTTAAGTATGAATACAGAGATGCCACAACAGGAAAGATAAATGCTTTTGTTTATACAGACTATTCAAATACACAATATGCTTGTATTACTACCAGGCAGAACGGAGAGGACATGAGTTTAGATGATTTCTTAGGTGTGCCATTGGTAACAACTCCTAAGCGATTCCTAACGAATAGTCCTACAAGTAGAAAGATTCAAGAGACAGAGAATATATTTCTTTCGTTCTTGGGCGAATGGAACTTTATTTTAATAGAAACATTCGATTCAACTGGAACATTAATAAACACATCTTATCTTACTACGTTTGGTGGATCGAATGAGATGAACACTATAGGAGTGGGTAAGCCACAGCTACAGGCTATTCCTAATGCAAGTTATTTCAATAGTGTTCCTCCTAACTTTACTAATTGCGCTTACTATACAATTACAGCTGGATTAGGTGTTCCGTTATTTACTGCTTTGTTATTCTTTTTAAATTCAGATACACATACTTATACATTTGAAGAAGCTTGTAACAAAAACTTAAGATTGTACTGGACCAATACTCTTGGCGGTGTAGACAATTATGACTTTAGCTATACTGACTTTATTGTTGGTGTATCATCTGATTTATTTCAAAAGCCATTAAATTATCCACATACACAGGATGACTATGGAAGGGCAAGGACAAACATACAAGCGAATAGAGTTTATAACTGCACAAAGATTGTTACGAATGCTGAGATGGCATGGCTTAAGGAATTGTTTTATTCTGTAGAAGTTTATTTAGTTAATCCGAATGACCCTAATGAATACTGGAGATGTTGGATAACAGACACAGAGATAAACGAGAAGAAGAAGCCAGGTCCTTTTACTATTCAATTCAATCTTAATATTTCACAGGACATTATTACACATAGGATATGACATTTACCTACGCTGACTATGATAGTCTTGCATTTTCGAACTGGAGTGCGATTAGTGGAAAGGCATATAGCTATACTACCAGTATGCAGTTCCCTGAAGCTTTTATTTTTGGTGCTTTGAATACTTACACAGGATACAAGACAATAGATGTAGAGTATCAGGTAAAAGATAGTTTTTTGATTGGCTATCTTTATGTAGATTCAGGATTGACAGATATAAAATTTGTCTTTGGTAATGCTGAAAAGATATGCAGTAGTTTTGCTTTATTAACTGGAGTTTTAACAATAGCTTCTAAGAATCCTTTAGTATCAACAAATTATGTATAGAAGATTAACTATAGATGGTACAGTAGTGGACCTTCCACAGAGTGGTTTGACCTATTCTATTGTTTACGAGGTAGATTCTGAAGGCTTTGTATCGGGAGCATATAGCAAGCGAGGAGTAGAGTTACCAAGTACAGGTACAAACGATACTTTGTTCGAAGATTGGTATGCAGCAGGAGTACAGAACGAAACGACAGCACCAATCCTTAAGCCATTTGTTTTTGAAGATGGGGGAGTTCAAATAATATCAGGACAGGCAGAATTACAGTCAGCTGTTTTGATGTCTGACCGGTATAGATTCAAGGCAAGGAATTACAAGGTTGAGTTATACGGCATAAATGCTGACTGGACTATCAGGTTAAAAGATTTAAGAATCAGGGATTTAGATTTCCCTATTTTTGTTTACGATAGTTCAGCGGTGCTACAAGGATGGAATGCTGAATATGATTCCAATGATGAATATGGTTTTACGCTTGTAAAATTCAAGGAATGGAATGTAGCTGGAGAGGTTGGCATTGATGAGTTTACTCCTTTCCTATTTATCAAGACTATCCTGGTAAAAGCATTCGACACAATTGGCTATAACATAAATTCTAATTTCTTTGAAACAGATGTTTTCAAGAGATTGATTATGCCGTTGCCATTGCCTGATAGATATCCTGAAGAGTTTAGTCAGGATTATATAAATGTTTTACTTGTTGAACCTGGCACAACTACACCACCGACTGCTGATTTATTTTATTTGTTTCCAGGTGTAACACAGCCAAATTTGACTACACCATATAATGCAGCAACAGGATTTTATGTTTGTCCTTTCACAGGATATTACGAAGTGTCACTTACTGCAAATATAGTTAGTGCATCAGGAACATATCTTTTTAATATTGTAGCGATATTAGATAGTGACCCTACTGGTGCTATAAATAATCAAGGTGGTATAAATTTTGGGACTCTTTTATCTCCAGCATCAGGTTCAAACACAGGAAGTTTAACTTATAATGTTGTTTATCTTCAAGCAGGTACAACTATAAGCTTGCTTAATAACTTTGGAGGAACAGACCCTACAAATGTTTATTCTTTTACTATGTCTATTGTTGGAGAAGCAGAGATTACTTTTGGCACATTGATAGATTTCAAATATCTGTTAAAAGATTGGAAAATAATTGATATGATTAAAGGGTTGCAGCACATGTTTAACCTTAGATTCGAAGCTACACCAGCGAATGGTTCTTTATGGGTAGATCCTGCTGACCCATATCTTTACAGGCAAGAGACTCCTTATGTTATTCCACAACAGGTCAATGAAGGTTTTTATACTACACCAATAGTAGACAGCACACAAGGGTTAGACTTAGATCCAGCAGCGGAGTTATTTAACGTATGTGATATACCTGAAGTAACAATACTAAAATATATGACAGATGGAGACACAGAAGCATACACAGAGGAAAACAATATACTTGGCATTTATTCAGCGCAGTACAACTTACCGCAGGATAGATTTAACAAGGAGATTGATGAGAAAGAGAATCCGTTCTTTGCGAAGACGATACACACTAATGACTTTACGATACAGGGTGCGTCAGCGACAACATCGTTGCAAGTGCCGTTAATTTATGCACAGAATTATGTTTTAGACCCTACAAGTACAGATATAAACAGAGATATACAGCCAAGAATTTTATTTTTTGGAGGATTCAGAGGTTTAGCAAGTGACTCTTTGGTTAATTTTAATTTTTCTGTTGTACCATTTCCTCCTCCGATAAGTTTTATGGTAAATTATAACAATCCTGGCGATTTTAATCTTAGCTTTGCCACAGAAAACATACAAAATAATTTAGTGCCAGGTCTATTGGAGTCTTTTTGGCTACAAGATTTTGCAAGAAAGAGGATTGGCAAGAGATTAGAGGCTTTTTATTTTTGGGATTTGCTAAGTATCAATAGTTTATCCTTTAGAAATAAGCTTTTAATAGATGGATTAGAGTGGGTTCTGTTAAAAATTGATGGGTTTAGTGCGCAGTCAGATACAAGTACAAAAACTATCTTATTAAGAGAGCAGGGACCTACAATAGATGATGAGTTTGCAATAGAAAATACTTTACTTAATGGACTTATAAACCCAATTGCATAGTGAAAAATTTTCAAGAGTTATTAAAAAAGAAAGGATATTACAATGGTTCTATAGATGGAATCATTGGTCCTTTAAGTTTGGCAGCCACAGACAAATTTGTATCGAATGAGATAATGAAGAGAGGATGGAATCTTCCAAAAACAGATTTTATATGGCTTAGATTAGAACAAAACCTTGATAATAAATTTGCTGACATTTGCGTCAGATACAATAATGGAATTGCTGATATGGTAATGCCATGTTCAACGAGACCAGGCGACTTTTATGTCTTCAATCCACTAACTGTTGGTGGTATTACTGGATGTGCCATTGCCTGTGAGCAGCAGCAAGTTAACAGCCATACTTTTAACACAAGTGGCAACTGGAAATCGTTGTGGTTAGGCGCACCTTTCTTTATGCAGACAGGAGCAGTAGAGA